AGTGCAAGGAAGTTAGAAAATGGCGGGAGTACGTTTGTAGTAGATGATCGGGTTTCATTTAGCCAGCAAACAACTTGGGTTATCAGGTATCGGGATGATTTAAACGTGAGAATGCAGATAGTTTGGGATACGAAGAAGTATAAGATCCTGAACATTGCTGAATCGGATGAGGGGCGTAAAAGATATATGAACATTGTGACACAGTTTTTAGATAACGAGTATTTCACATGAGCGTAAAACTTTCAGTAACGGGAATTAAGGAAATTGATGCGGTTATCAAAGGATTGCCACTTCAGTTGCAAGACCGTGTACTTAAAACGGCTCACGCGGATGCGGCAAAGATTGGGGTTCAGGCAGCGAAGGCAATTGTTCCGGTTAAGACAGGAACGCTCAGAGATTCGATAGGAGTTGAGAGAGTGAGCATGAAAAGAACTACTGAAATCGGACTTGTTCAATACGGGCCACGTAAAAGAGGCGGTTTTAAAGGATTTCATGGGCATTTGATTGAGTACGGTAAGAATAATCGTGACGGAACTAAAACAAAGCCACAGCCTTTTATGGAGCCGTCATTTAATCAAACCAAAGGACAGATTCAAAACAATATTGCGGACAGTCTTGGTAAAAAATTAAACTCATTCATGAAACGGACTATTAAAAATGGTTAAGGCAGTTACTTACATATTGGAAAATAACGCAACCATTCAGGGGATCATTGGACAGAATGCAGCAGCCGATAAATACAAAGTTTATCCGGTTATTGTACCTCAGTCTGAGAAAGAACCTTACTTAGTTGTTCGTCAGGCTTCAAAGGCTGCGGTAGGAAAGGGTTGCGATAGCTACCTGTACCAAATTGAGGTTTTAAGTTATCATACGACCTATGACGATGTAACGACCTTATCGGATGCGGTTAGATCGGCATTAGACGGACAGGCAACAACATCGGTTAATGGTGTGGACTTCGGATTTCTGAATTTTACCAATGAGGTAGATAGTTTTTCAGTTGAACACGGGAATTTATATGTGAAGGTTTTAACATTTGAAGGAATGTCTAACTAAATGGCAGTAAGAATAAAATTAAACAAGTCATGGGCAAACTTTCAAGGGAAACAGTATGCGGTAGGAACGATTTTACAGCTTACGTCAGAGCTTGCGAGTGAACTTATAAGAAATAAAATAGGAGAGAAGTATGAAGGTGACTATCCTCCGAGAAAGAAATTTAAAATTGAATTATCACAATTAACTAAATAAATAAAATGGCAGTAATAAACGGAAATGCATTACTTCTCTCACTCGGTGGAAATACTATTGGCTGCACGACCAATACAACTTTCTCATCCAGTAATGAGACTATTGATGTTACCTGCAAGGATAATGATGGCGCAAGAGCGACATTACCTGGCGGTAACACAGCGACAATCACCTTTGAAATGTTTTTCAATGCGACTTCTACTTATGGTTTAAGTGAATTACTACCACTTCACCAAGACGGAACTTTGATTAACTGGCACTTCGGTGACAACACAAATTTAACCATGCATGGACAGGGTTATATTGATACTCTTGAAATTGGCGCTCCGCTTAATGGTGGTGTGACTGTTTCCGGTACTATCAACGTAAGTGGCCCTTGGTCTTACTCTGAAACTTAGTCTTTATGACCGATAAATATAAGGGAGTAGTAGAGATAGAAATACTCGGTGAGAAAAGAGGGTTTAAGGTAGGGACGAGGTCAGTAATTCTGTTTTGTGAGATGGAGAAAATCTCCATGAACGATGTTGACTCACATTTAAAAAATGGGGGTGAAACAGTGGGATTGAAATTTTATCATTGTGCCGCGATAGCGTATGCACGACTAATGAAAATACCTGACCCATCATTTGATGATCTTTGCGCTTGGGTTGATGAATTTAGTTTTGCTAAAATGGAAATTGAACTGAGTAAAACGGCAGAAATCCCAAACTCGAAAGCCCCACAGGTGGAGGGGCAGACGATAAAGGATTAGAAGTTGATGAATTAATTTCTTTTGCTTGTAGTGAGTGCGGTCTTAGTCTTGATGAGTTTTTTAATCTTAGTCTCTATGAATGGAATATTGAGATTTACAAATTCAATCAAAAAAGAAAAAAACAGCAAGTTGAATGGGAAAGTAACGCATCGTTAGCACGAGAAATTATTGCCGCCATTTATAATACAGCAGGTAAGAGTTTTAAAAAACAGTTTGAGAGCAAAGAGTTTATAAAGTTGAGTTTCGATAACGAGGAAATAATAACTCCTAAAGAAACTAGGGAGATGACACCGGAAGAGATTAAAAAGAAGTTCGGTAAAAACTTAAAAGGATGAGTTCAATTTTAGCAAAGATGGCGGTTCAAATTTCAGCTAATACGGCTGAATTTAATAAGGCGTTATCTAAAACTAATAAGGATATAAGTTCTTTTACTGGCGGAATTAAAAGCATGGCCGCTACTTTAGGAGTAGCCTTTGGAGTACAGCAGGTCGCTAGTTTTGGATTAGAGGTTGCAAAATTAGCCGGTCAGGCTGAAGCGGTTGAAATTGCCTTCAGGAGGCTACCGAATGCCACTAAATTAATGATTGATTTAAAGGAGGCAACAGGTAATACTGTTTCAGAACTTGACTTGATGAAGCGAACAGTTCAGGCAGCAAACTTTGATATATCACTTTCAGCCCTTCCTAAATTATTACAATTTGCCACATTAAGAGCGCAACAGACAGGCCAGAGCGTTGACTATTTGGTTGACTCTATTGTTACCGGTATAGGTCGTAAATCAAAATTGATTCTTGATAACTTAGGTATATCAGCCACCCAATTAGCGGCAGAGTTTAAGGGCGCTAGTTTGGAGGCTCAAAGTGTTGGGGCTGTTACTGAGGCGGTTGGTCGTATAGCTGAAAGGAATTTAAAAAACATGGCTGGATTTAGCCAGAACACAGCGACAAGCATACAACAATTATCAGCAGCTTGGGAGGATTTAAAAGTTAGCATTGGAAAATTCGCAAATCAATCGGGTATTGGGACATTCATAAAAGGATTGTCGTCTGTTTTACGGGTTCTATCGGGTGACTTCACCTTAACAAAAGATGAGGTAAACAAATTAATTAATAATCTGTTTAAGTTAAGGGAGTTAGCAAAATTTCAAGGAGATCAAGAGAAAGTAAATCTTCTAACAAAGGAGATTGCAAAATTAACTTCGCAGTATGGTTTATTAAAAGATGAGGCGATTGAGCCGGTTATTGAGAAACTTGAAGAACAGGAGAAAGCAACAGTAAAAGTAAAGGAAGCTCAGAGTGATTTAAATTCCGAACTTGAAAGGATGGGAAGGATTGCAAAACTCGAAAGAGAGTTAGCCGGCCCTAAAAAACCGTTTTCAGTAGTTGGTCAGTTGTTTGATTCTGAGTCAATAGACACTCAAATACAAGCGGCAATTGGGAAGTTAAAAACTTTACCAGAACAGTTTAAGCCGATAGCTGATGAGATGGTTAATATATCTGGGCTTGTTGTAGGTGGTATTGCTGATATTGCAAACGCATTCGGGGAGGCCGCAACAGGAAATGTAAATTTCGGAGATGCCATTATAAGAAGCCTAGCATCATTTGCTCAACAATTTGGTGCCTTATTGATTGCAACTGGTATTGCTGAAATATCTTTCAAAAAATTTAGTGGCCCCGCTATGATAGCAGCAGGAGCGGCTTTGGTTGCCTTAGGTGGTGCTGTTAAAGGAGCAATTTCTAAGAGGCCAAATTTAGGTGGAGGTGGCGGTTCATCTGGCGGAGGTAGTAGATTCTCAAGCCCTAATAATTTCACAATGGCTACTAACGCAGCGCAAAACAGCTTCTCATTTGACACAGTAATAAGAGGTCAGGATATGCACGTTATTATATCTAATTACTTGAAGAATAATAAATCAACAATGGTTGGATAATGGCAACTATCCAAATACATAAGGTCACATTTTTACAAAACAACCCTTTCGGTACATTCGTTGCGGGTGATGTGCTTGATGTGTATCTGGATACCGCACTAGTCACTACCGATCCATTCTCTTCAGCAGGGGTTACCGTGTTTCTTAACGGGGTACTTTTGAACGTTGGTGATATTCCAGCCTTTACAAGTTTCCCGACTAATGACCCAACAATATTAGTTATTCAAGACTTTAATCAGCAGTATTGTTTTGGGACATACTTAATCGTTCCAATTTTATATATATTTCATCCTTACGGAATCACATCAGCGCAAGCAGATAGCCCTAGTTGTACCATTGGCGCTCCCACTTGTGATTTAATTATCGTTGGAACTGCTTCAGTAACAAAAGCAACCGATGAGAGTACGGCAGACGGTTCTTTAACTGTTACAGCAACATCCACCAATCCAATAGAATATAAATTAGAGGATTTTAACTACGGCACCGGACAATCAAGCGGTACGTTTTCATCTTTGCTGCCTGGAACTTACCGAGTATATGTAAAAGACTCAGTTAATTGTAGCGCAAACATATTAGTCACAGTAGGATCACTTTCTGATTACGGAATTAAGTACCAATTAGAATATGACTGTGTTTTAGCTTACACTACTAAAATTGAAATACTAGAAAGAGGTTACGCTGGAGCGGTGTCAGAGATTTGCGGAGATGGATCACCACTTCAAATAAATTTAAGAGGCGAAGGTAGTACAGATAAGTTTCAACCAATCTTAGCGACAGATGCTAACTTAAATCTGACTTCAGAAACAGACGGATTCTTTGCAACGCTTTATACAAATGATATTAACCTATACCAAGTAAGATTTTATAAAGATTTCGGTTCTGGTTATGAGTTGTTATGGATCGGAAAGATACTTCCGTTCATTTACAGCGAGCAAATTCAGAGTCCGCCATATTATGTTACAGTTAGGGTTGCGGACGGACTTGCAGAGCTAAAAGATTTTTACTTAGTACAAACAGACGGGCAGAAGTTTTACGGAACGGTGAGCCTGATAAAATTAGTCGCGTATTGTCTTGACCTTATTGGACTTGATATTAATATCCGTGTGGCGTGTAATGTTTATGCTACCACGATGGACTCAACGGCCTCAGATGATCCTTTCGATCAGGCTTATATTGATTATGAGGCATTCTATTTAGCAGAGCGTGAGCCTTCAATGGAGTTTGTTTTAAAATCAATCCTTGAGGCGTTTAATTGTCGGATAGTTCAATGGGGTGGAGTTTGGAACATTATAAGGGTTGAAGAAAGTATTGCTTCTTACGATTATAGGGAGTTTGATAGCGCGGGTGACTATGTGAGTAACAGTAGTTTTGATCCGGTTATTGATATTGACTACCCATCCACGAACGGCTTAATGTGGGAGGCTTTTCCTAACCTTGAAATACAAAAAGGATACGGTCAGATTAAAGTATTTTATCGTCTTGGCTTAAAACCGAACATTATTAACAATGGAGATTTTAGATTAAAGTCAACGTATATACCGAGCCTAAATATTTACTCATTCACTATCAATACGGATGGGTTTTCTATTGTGAGTCCGGATTACGCTATAACAACAGGTTACGAACAAATTGATGAGGGCAATGTAGCGCACTTTATTTCAGGGGGTGAGGATTTACTAAGCAATAACGATGCGGGTAGTGCGTATTATCAGACTAGCGCCTATGATGTTAAGATGGGGACAAATAACCAACTTAAAATAAACATCAGGTATAAGATAAACAGGGCTTCAGTGATTTTCGGCACGACAACTTATCAGGTACAAGTACCTTATGTTAAGGTGAGATTACTTGTTAAGTATGGATCGCTTTATTTACTGCATGGTAATCGGTAGGACGTATAATATCATACCCGCTTGCTGAGGCCGTTGTTTCTTCGAGCCGGTAGTAATACATATTTGAAGGCAATGTAAAATCATCCCTCAATTCTGTTCTGTATCCCGTTGGAACTATAAAATCAGGTGAATCGTAAGTCTGAAAAGATATTTTTGAGAAAGAGTTAGTAATAGGCTCTTACTCAACAGTGATTGTGACAGAGACTAATTTTAGTCCTGACTTGGGTGTTTTCTTTCCTAACCTTACTCCAGGCATTACATTAACAACAACAAACATCCTTTCGGCTGATTTGATTTATACCGGATGGTTGAGGGATTCTTCAGGAGTCGGTTATGAGTTATGGACAAGGGAAGGAATCGCAGAAGAAAGTAAACTACATGCTATTTTTCTTAGTCAATATTCGGCAGAGTACTCAAGATCATGGAGGCTAATCAGGGGGGCGGCTGTTAGCCGGACTTTATACTTTGGGTTATTAAATGTTATCAATGATGTTAACGACAGTGACCGAAAATACATACCTATATCGTTATCTTTGGATGACTTTAATAACAGCGTGTCAGGAGAATTTTTAGAGTTATCAATATCGGTAGATGCCGCAGGAAGTGACGGAAGTGGATCAAGCCCTTATAGCAGTGCATTTTCAACGGCCTTCGGGTCAAACTTTGATTAATTAATATGGCAAGCAGGACAGTAGCATCATTTAAAGCATTATACGGATCACTCGGAAGTTTATTTGCAGATAATACAACTGGAGATATTGGAGCGGATGACGTAAGGTCTCAAGGTGAGGATATAGCAGATTCATTTTATAATAAAACAGATGACGCGATAGCTTCGATAACAACGCCTGGAGTATTCGATCAATTTGACTCTGTTAAGAATTACTTCACAGATATTAAGACTGCCTTCCTTGGCCCTTATGCCGGATACAGAGCAACGACAGGAACATCATACACTCAAACGGTAGTTCAAAACTCAGACATTCCTGTTAGCTGTGCATTAAGAGTGACTGCAAGAATTTCAGGAATTAAAAGTGATGGCACTGAGGGTTACGGTGGAGAGGTGGTAGCAACTTTTAGAAAAAGTAGCGGAGGCACTTTAGCAATAGTTGGTGCATCAACATCAGTTATAGTTGAAGATGTCACCGGATCAGTAACTGGAGCTTTACAAACTTCAGGAACGGGCATACAATTAGCGTTGTCTATGGGGGCGGCAAGTGGAGACTTTACTCAGGTTGCATGGATTGAAATTGTAAGAACTTATATATGATAAACACAGACCTAAGCAGACGGCAAGAGTGGAGAGCGGTAAAGGGTTTTGATAATCAGTTTACGCTTACATTTTTACAGAGCGGAGTAGCTTTTGATACTTCTGGATATGTATTCGCTGTTAACATTCGGAAGATTGGCGACTCCACAAATGTTGTAGAACTTGTAGAAGGTGACGGCATTACTAACGGAGGGGCAACAGGTATTGTCACAATATTACTCGATGAAACAGCGTCCGATATAGTAGCAAAGGGTTACTTCTTTGAAATCATTTATGTAAACGGATCATTTACAAACAGACTTTTACAGGGAACGTTTAACCTTGTGGATGAATACAATTCTGACAATACAAGTACATCACTTACTCTTAATGTTGATCTTAATGGGACTGATGTTAGTTTAAATGTAACGCTTGGAATTGACGCTGAAACAATAAACACCCGCGTCCGATCACAAACCTCAACAGCCACGCTAACGCCAAATGTATCATCTTACGACATGGATGTTATCACGGCACAGGCGGCAGCGTTAGACATTGCAAATCCAACAGGAACACCTAGTAACGGGAACGCTTATGTAATAAGGATTAAGGATGACGGCACAGCGCGCGCAATAACCTTCGGAAATAAATACCGAGCGATAGGATCAGCGTTACCGACAACAACGACAATAAGTAAGGTTTTATATTTCGCGTTCGCCTATGATAGTAACGCAGATAAATACGATGTTTTTCCTAGTCAATTAGAAGTTTGACGCGGAGACATTTTTTAGGATTGAGTTTATTATTTGGATGTAGCGAAGAAGATATGAATATAAAGAAATTAAATTGGTGGATGAATGGCGGGGCGGCCTCATTAGATCCTAACGTGGTATTGGTCGGCCTCTGCCTTGGTCAATCGAACGAATCAGGACGGGGCGAGAAAAACAGAATGTTAGGACTTACTTCTTATGTAGCCAATCCTAGCGGAGTAAAAATATTTTATAAACCTGTTTTCGTTTCTGATGTAGTCATTCTACATCAGTTAGCGCTAACCGCAATTAACTTTACAAATCTTTACGATTGTATTCATCAAGCTCGTCTAGATTGTCAACAAGGCTTAAGATAGCCTTGACAGCATCGTCAACACCTTTAAGTCCATCATTACAACATCCATTTTCACACGACATTTGCGTGGCGCTAAAAGTCCATGCTGAGCATTTAATAGTCTCACCAGCCTCAAGCCTTTGTCTTAGTTCTGATATGTTCATGATCCTCTCTTTTTTCCTGTCATTTCTTCAAACAGATCGCCTCTAAAATCGAATGTTATTTGATGGTGCTTAATGCCACTGCAAATAAGCCTCCCTTGCCAGCATCGATTATCAATCACTCTACATGCCACTTGAGCACATCATAAACGATAGAATTGATTACTATAATGCGAGCTGAATTATGAAAATTAGTTATGTGAACTTTAAAAAAGAATTCCCGTCAGTAAGAAATGGCACAGCGTTTTTGATAAGTGGTTTTATTTTAATCGATACTGGCACGGGCGGCTTATCTGTATTGGTATTAAGCACCACCAGATAACACTCGATTTTAGAGGTGATCTGTTTGAAGAAATGACAGGAAAAAAGAGGGGGCAGAAATGAAAAACAAACACTACACCCTAACAGCCCTAGCAATCTTCGCCT